CCTAGAATTTATCCAGCCACAGATAACGGTATGTTTGACGGTAACCCGGTTCTTTGGACAAAAGAAAAGCTGGCAGAAAAACGGCGTGACATGGGGCCATATACGGCGTCTTCGCAGCTTATGCAAAACCCGAAGGCTGATGAAACGCAGGGATTCAAGCGCGAATGGCTCAAGCATTACTTCGACTCTGCCGAGCGTGGCACGACCCGATACATCCTGGTGGATGCTGCTAACGGCAAGCGCCCAAGCAATGACTATACGTCCATGTGGGTCATCGGCTTGGGCGAGGACAAGAATTACTACGTGCTGGACATGGTTAGGGATCGCCTGAACCTGACGCAGCGCACCAGCCGCGTCATTGACTTGCATAAGAAGTGGAAGCCCATCGAAGTCCGGTATGAGCGTTACGGGATGATGGCCGACATTGACCACATCAAGGCCGAGCAAGGCCGGATTAACTACCGCTTTGATGTTGTCGAGGTGGGCGGCACGATCCCCAAGAACGACCGCATCAAGCGCCTCATTCCCATATTTGAGCAGGGAAAGTTCTACTTCCCGCTCTCTATGCATAAGACCGACTATCAGGGAACTGTCCGTGATCTGGTGCAGGACTTCCTCGAAGAAGAATACGCGGCCTTCCCTGTGGGCATTCACGACGACATGCTCGATTCGTTGGCGAGGATTGCAGAACCAGACTTGCCCCTGTCGTGGCCGATGGAAGCGTTGGACGACAGCGAACTTAACCCCGAATGGTATCCAGACATATGACACAGCCCAATAACCGCGTAACGACAAAAGTCGTCAACCTGAAAGACCTGGTGCAGAAGGCTGCGGGCAAGGATTACAAGAAGCCCGACCCGGCCTATCAGTTTTCCAATGGCCGCAAGTTCCAATCCACGGACGACAAGGCAACCGGGATATATCAGCCATCGTGATCTATCAGGCTGACACACAGGAAGCGCAGGACATGACGCTTGCCAAGGAGGCGGCGGAAACCCTGCACGAACACTATCCGGGCCACCTGTGGGCGGTGAATATCGCTGGCGGGTTGATGGTCATCAAGAATCTGTATCTCTCCAGCCTTTACGGCATGGTGCTGCACATCCGGAATATTACCGACGCGGCCATCAGGAAGAAGAAGATTATCCGGGCCGGTGGTGAATTCCTTGAACGCGCCAATCTGCGGCGCGGCAAATACAACGGCGAAGACATTAAATCAGTGGAAGGTGTAAGGGGTGCGCGATGAGTGACTGGCTGACGCTGGCGAGCGACGCATTCAAGACTTCCACGGGGTTTATCGACTCCAACTATCGCAAGCGGTGGGAAGACAACATTTCCTATTTCAGCAACCGCCACCCCAAGGATTCGAAATACCACTCGGAAACCTACAAGTACCGTTCAAAGATATTCAGGCCCAAGATACGGTCTGTCATCCGCAAGAACGAAGCCGCCGCCGCAGCGGCTTTTTTTTCGAACGTGGATGTTGTTACCTGTGAGCCAGCCAACGACAACGACCCGATGCAGAAGGCCAGCGCGGAGGTCTATCAGCAGCTATTGAACTACCGGCTGCAAAAGACCATTCCCTGGTTCATCACCCTGATCGGGGCGTTTCAGGAAACACAGGTTATTGGGGTTGTCTGTTCCTACCAGTATTGGAAGTACAAGGACAAGACCGTCAAGGTGCCTCAGCCTTACTTGGTGGATGGGCAACCCATCATCAACGAAGACGGCTCACCCGTAACGATAGAAGTGGATCAGAAGGAAATCATCGAGGACAAGCCCTGCATCGAGCTTCTTCCGATTGAGAATATCCGCTTCGATGCCGGGGCTGACTGGACAGACCCGATCAACACCAGCCCGTATGTCATCCGCCTGATCCCCATGTACGTCTGCGATGTCAAGCAGATGATGGGCAGGCAGGACAGCAAGACCGGCCAGCCTGTTTGGAAGAAGCTGGAGGATGAGGAAATCAGGCAAGCCATGTCTGATTACGAATCCATCCGCAACGAACGCGAAGAGGGCAAAGAGGACTCCAAGAAGTCCGATACCCCCATCACGGACCACGAAATAGCCTGGGTGCATGAGAATTTCATGCGCAAGGACGGGAAAGAGTACGTCTATTACACGATGGGCACTCAGCACATGCTGACTGACCCAAAGGAATTGTCAGACGTGTATTTCCACGGCGTGCGCCCTCTGGTTATCGGTTTTAGCGTCATCGAGGCACACAAGGCCATCCCCAAGGCCCTTGCCGAATTGGGCGAGGGGTTGCAGAAGGAAGCCAATGAGCTGGCCAACTCCCGCCTGGATAACGTCAAGCTGGTTCTGAACAAGCGGTGGAAGGCCAAGCGCGGAAAGTCCGTTGATATCCCGTCCCTGATGCGCAACGTCGCCGGATCGGTGACGATGGTCGATCAGTTGGACGACGTGGAGGAAATCAACTGGCCTGACGTTACTTCCTCAGCCTACGCAGAGCAGGACAGGTTGAACGTCGATTTTGATGAGTTGATGGGCAACTTCTCCCAATCCTCGGTCATGACAAACCGGCAGCTTAATGAGACGGTCGGCGGGATGGGGATGATGCAAAACGGCGCATCCGCCCTGACTGAATACCTCATCCGCACCTTTGTGGAGACATGGGTAGAGCCTGTTCTTAGGCAGTTGGTCAAGCTGGAACAGGCTTACGAAACAGACGAGGTTGTATTAGGCATCGTCGGGCAGAAGGCCGAGATACAGAAATACGGCATCGACCAGATTACCGACTCCATGCTTAACCATGACGTGACGGTCAATGTCAATGTGGGCATGGGGGCCACCAATCCTCAGTCCAAGATGCAGAAATTCACGATGGCCGCACAGACCGTGGCCGGGGTGATGCAATCCCTGCCAAATGCCGACATGGACGCGGTGACAAAAGAAGTCTTCGGGCTTGCTGGATATCGGGACGGCTCCCGGTTCTTCGGCGGCAAGGATGGCATCCAAATCCCGCCACAGGTTCAGCAGCAGATGCAGGAAATGCAACAGCAGATGCAGGCCATGCAGGAAGGCGCGCAGAACGCCATACAAGAGGCGCAGGCGAGGATTCAGGAGCTTGAGCAGCAAATCCGCGACAAGCAGGGAGAGCTTGCCATCAAGGCGCAGGAAAGCCAGACCAAGGCCATGAACGAGGCGCAGAAGATTGACGCCGAGCGCGAACGTGCTGTGATGGATGCGGAGATCGAGCTGATTATCGAACAGGCCAGGCTGGATATCGAGGCGCAAAAGGCCGTCGCCTTGATGGAAGTGGAAAAGATGAAGGCTCTCATGGCCGAGCATTCCAAGGCGCAACAGGCCGAAGGCAAGGAAACCGAGAAGGCCGAAGGCGAAGCCAAGAAACAAGCCGATTCCATGCAGATGGCCCAAGCCATTGACCAGATCAGCCAGAACATGTTGACAGGCATGGCGCAGGTTATCGAAGGACTGAAGCAACCCAAGAAGAAGCAGATCACCATGAAAGCGCCTAGCGGGAATGTCTATACGGGCGTTGTGCAAGAAGGGTAAAACATGAGCAAATCCAACACCACGGAAAATGACTTCGTCAAGTACGCCTTCAACGGCACGGCCATCAGTTGGGCGGCGGCGACGAACCTTTATGTTGCCCTGCACACCGCCGACCCCGGCGAAGCGGGCGACCAGACCACCAACGAAGCGGATTACACCGGCTATGCGCGTGTTGCGGTTTCTCGGGACGGGGCAGGTTGGACTGTCTCGGGCAATCAGGCAAGCAATACGGGGGAAGTGACCTTTCCCGAATGCACCGCAGGCGCGAACACCATCACCCACGTTTCCATCGGGCTGGTTTCTTCCGGGGCGTCGCAGATTCTTTACTCCGGCGCTTTAACGGCCTCGATCAACATATCCGCCCTCATCACCCCGCGTTTCCCCGCTGGCACGCTTGCGGTGCAGGAGGACTAAATGCCTGAGTCCTACATCCAGGTTCCGCCCAATAGCACCGGCTCCAAGGTACGCACCCGCTCCAGAGTCATCGGGGCGAATACCGTCCATGAGCAGGCCGTGTATCAGGCGGCGCTGCCGACCTACTACGCCCTGGCCGATGCCGTTACCTGCGCCCAGAACAAACAAGTCATCTCCATTCTGAACGACACCGGCTCCGGCAAGGTGGTGGCGCTTAAAAAGCTGTTCATCATCAACACGCAGCTTTCCACGGTTACGGGCGTGGCCTTGCGCTCGGATGTCAAACGTGCCACGGCGCATTCTGGCGGGACGGTGGTGACACCGGCTTCCGCCGACTCGGCCAATCCGGCCATCCCGGCGCAGATCACCGTGCGGACGGCGGCGACCTCCGTCACGGAATCGACGCTCCTGTTCCCGCTGACCTACACCAACGACGAGGTCGGCGCGACCCAGGCTTTCCCCACGGCGCAACTCATGGCTGGACTCAACTGGTTCCCCGAGGGCGCGGAAGTGCAGGAAGTAAGACTGAGAGAGGGTGAAGGCTTGACCATCAAGCAAATCACCAACTCGACGGTGGGTCAATTCGCCTGGCTGATCGTCTTCACCATAGACGATGCCTGAGAGCTATTTCCAGCTTCCGCCCTCTTCGGCGGGAGACAGCGCGAAACTGCGCTATTTGCAGCGCACCGTCGGCGCAAACGACGTGCATGGCGGGAACGTATTCCAGACTGCCCCGGCGACGTTCGGCGTGGTGGCAGAGACCACCTGCGCCAACAACCTGCAACACCTGTCCATCTACAACGGGTCTGCTGATGTTCTGGTGTATGTCAAAAAGCTGTTCATCATCCTGCGACAGGAGTCAGGGATAACGGGCGGGCGGCTAAGGTTCAACGTGCGCTACGCCACCAACTTCTCGGGCGGAACGGACATAACGCCAAACCCGCACGACAGCAGCTTTGCGGCACTCCCCGCCGAAGTTCTGCTGAAAACCGGCGCGACGGTGACGGAAGGCACGCTGCTGTTTCCGCTGACATTCACAAACGACGAAATGCTGCTCACGCAGAACAGTATGGCGCAGCAGTTGATGGCCGGATTGAACTGGATGCCGGAAGGGATAGAAGTGCAGGACGTGGTGCTGAGGAACGGCGAGGGCTTCACTGTCAGACAGCTGACCAACGCCACAGGCGGGGATCTGGCCTGGTATGCCGTTATCTCGGTTGAGCCTGTCTGATGCTGGCCGATCTCTACACCCTGCAATGGTACGGCCCTGCCGCTGCGGCTACCTGGGGAGATGACAACGCCGGGACGGTGAATGCAGGCATCAAGGGGTTTGGACGCCAGAACGGCGCGATCACCAACGCGGGGATAGTATCGAACGCCGATATGACTTCCCTGAAGAATTCCCCCGCCACCATCACCGCAGCTGGGGTAGTCAATCAGGCGCTACCGAAGGGCAGCACCAAGTTTGCCTGCACCGTGAAAGTGAATGCGCTCTCACAAGATGACGTAACAGGCGCGGTGCTGGAATCCTTTGTCGAAGGGGATTTAACCCTGAAGCAGGCCATGCGCCTGATGCTGGCGCGACTGACCGGCAACGCCACCGGCCTGGATGGCACCAGCATTGCATTCAAGTCTCTTGATGGGACTAAAACAAGGGTTGGCGGCACGGTCATCAGCGGAACAAGGACGATCACCACCCGCGACGGGGGCTGATTGTGGCGTTTGATCCATTCGACCCGTTTGACGGCGGGATTGATGGCCCGCTTGATGCTGGTGGCGCGTCGTTTGCCGACATGGCCGCAACTATTGTGTGCGTTGCCTTGGTTTCTGCCGAACTGTGGTTTGACGACAGGAAGCCAGCAGAAGCCGTTAGCGGCGGCTGGAGCCGTGGCGGGTACAGGGCTGCGGAGATAATCAAGGCGAAGCTCAATTCTCTGGTAGAGAAAAAGCGCAAGCCGCTTGAACATGCCCCGGTAGCAATAGACAGCATCGCCAAGCAATCCGAAGAATTCGCCAAGGTCGAACAGAAAGCCCTGGTCGAAAAGGCAGTTAGCGAAGTCTTGCAGATGCGCAGCGCATTGGATGCAGAGATAAAGGCGGAATTCGCCGCCATCGAGATCGCGCAACAACTGGCTGTATTTGAGGAGGAAGCGATATTTATGTTCTTAGTAGCTTCAGAAGCCTGATGGACAGGGAAATGCTGTTTGCTGAGGCCATCATCGGCAAGGATGCCGAGGAATTCATCGAATCCGAACTCGGCCAATACATGCTGGGCGCGGCAGAGCAGGAGGCGCAGGACGCCTATGAATCGCTCAAGACCGTGCTTCCGTGGCGGCGCAGGAAGATACAGGAACTGCAAAACAGGATATGGAGGGCTGAATCCTTCAAGGTATGGCTTGCTGAATTGGTGACATCCGGCAAGCAGGCTATGGACGCATTGGACGGCCAGCCAGAGTAACCCGTCACTAAACCAAGACCAACCCGCTACGGCGGGTTTTTTCATTTCTGGAGACACAAATGACCGAAGCCACCCAACAGGGCGCGGAGGAAGTTCAGGCAACGCCGAACCCCCGCGACGCAGCAATGGAACAAATCGCGGGAAACGTCGAAGAGCAGAAGAAGGAAGAATTCGCAGAGTTGGTTCCCGAAGGCGCGGAACCGGAGAAAGAGCCGGAGCCCGAGAAAGAGCCCGAGCAGGCAAAAGAGCCTGAAGCTGACGCAGAGAAAAAAGCGGAACCCGAGAAAGAGCCGGAGCCGGAAGAAAGGCTCATCACCCTGAAGGTGGACGGCAAGGAAATCCAGGTTCCCGAATCCAAGATTTACGAAGCGGGGCGGCGCACGCTACAAAAGGAAGTCGCGGCAGACAAGCGGCTGGAAGAAGCCACGCGCCTCCTGAGAGAAGCAGAATCAAGAACAAAGCAACCATCCACCACGGACGTTGCGCAACCGCAGCAATACGACGCTGCGACCCTCGCCCAAGCCTTGAGTTCGGGCGATCCACAACTGGCCGCGCTTGCGGTTGAAGAATTGATGAAAGGCGGACGCCAAGCTATCCAGCCTGCTGACATCTTCAACTATGTGCAGCAATTCACAGCGCAGGAAATCGAGGCCAGAACGGCGCAAGAGAAGTTTGTAACGGACTACGCGGACATCGTGCAAGACCCGTTCCTACTCCAGCTTGCCGTGAATCTTGAAGATCAGAGATTGGCGCGGGTGGCGGCAGGCGTTGAGCCTGTCATCCCACTAGGCGAGGCATTCAAGACGCACGGCGAGACCATCAGGAAGTGGAAAGGCACTCAGGCACCGAACACCCTAGCCGACAAACAGGAAAGAAAAGCGACCGTGCAAACATTGCCGAGCGCCAAAGCAAAGGCACCGGCTCCAGAGACAACCAAACCTGAGTCAGTCGCAGACATCATCAACGATATGCGCAAGGCCAGGAAACAAGCGTAGAGGTAAATCATGGCAGGTCAACTTTGGGCTGTTAACAGCCTCGGCGGGTATTTCTACTCGCAAAATCTGAGCAAGGAGCTTCGCAAGGCCCTCCAGCCGACCACGAAGTTTCGTCAATTTGCGGACATTAAAGACGCCTCGCAACAAGGCAAGGGTAAGGGCGCGACCTTTACCTGGGACGTGGTTTCCAACGTGGCGACGCAAGGCAACGTCATTGTTGAAACCAACACCATGCCGGAAACCCAATTCACCATCACGCAAGGCACGCTGACCATTACCGAAGCCGGTAACAGTGTTCCCTACTCCGGCAAGTTGGAAGACCTGTCGCAGTTCAGCGTGAAGCAAGCGGTCATGAAGGCGCTGAAGAATGACGCCACCAAGGTACAAGACGCCTTGGCGCATCAGCAATTCAACCTGACACCGCTGCGCGTGGCCGGTACTTCTTCGACCACCATCACCCTTTCGACAGGCGGCACCTGTACCGCCACCAACAGCCAGGCGTTCAACACCAACCACGCCAAGCTGATCGTCGATCTGATGAAGGAGCGCAACATCCCGGCTTACTCCGGTGATGACTACTACGCTCTTGCGTGGCCGTCGACCTATCGTACCCTGAAAAACTCTCTGGAAACCCTCCACCAATACACCCCGGAAGGTCTCCAGATGATCATGAACGGGGAGATCGGTCGTTACGAGAACGTGCGCTACGTCGAGCAGACGAACATCCCGAAAGGCGGTGCTGCCGACTCCACCACGTTCAACGCCTTCACCAACACGGCTGATGCGTGGAACGGCGGCTTCTCTGACTGGATTTTCTTCTGCGGTGAAGACACGGTGGCGGAAGCCGTCGCGGTTCCCGAGGAAATCCGGGCAAAGATTCCCACCGACTACGGGCGCTCCAAGGGCGTGGCCTGGTACTACCTTGGCGGTTACGGACTGGTGCATACCGCCGCATCCGAGGCGCGTGTGGTGAAGTGGGACTCAGCAGTTTGAGTTTAAAATCAACAAGTTAGTACTTTAGAATCCGTGCTATAATGAACCATGTTATAGCACGGAGAATAAAGTGGATTACAAAAAGCATTACGATTCTCTGATTGAAAGAGCTAAAGAAAGAATCCTTAACGGATATGTTGAAACGCACCATGTAATTCCTGTTTGCATTGGCGGGGATGACGACAAGAAAAATCTTGTACAATTGACGGCGGAAGAGCATTACGTAGCCCACCAACTTTTGCATAAGATTTATCCCAATGTAAGTGGGTTGGCTTTTGCAATGATTGCTATGACAGGAAAAACCAATCCACATAGGCGAAACAAGGCCTATGGATGGGTTAGAAAACGTCACGCAATAGCTATGTCTGAGACTTCTAGCAAAATGTGGGAGGATCAGCAATATAGGGACAAACATAAAGCCTCTATGGATAAGTTGCGTAACGACCCTATATATGTCGAAAAAGTTGCTAATGCGCTTTCAAAGACACACAAGGGCCGCGTCAAATCTGTTCAGGAACGTCTAAACATAGCCGAAGCCGGAAGGAAGCGCGCTCCACGTAAGTTTTCCGAACAAGCACGTTTGAACATGGCAGAAGCCAGGCGCAAGACGTGGGAAGAACGGAGAGCGAGCGGGACACATCTTGAGATTGCCAAAAAGGTCAAGGCAACGAGACTTGCAAACGGCGGTTACAAGATGAGCGAAGAACACCGGAAAGCTTTCAGTCAATCGCAAAAAGGCAAAATCCCTTGGAATAAAGGGATTAAGAAGTAACTCAGCATCACCCATTACAAGGCCCTTCGGGGCCTTTTTTCATGGCGGATCGGGCCTTCCCCCGCTGCCAAATTGCACCCGTAAAGGGAGGCTTTACGGATAAGGAATCAAAATGGCTACAAAGAACTTTGCTTATGATCACCCGGCGTACCAGGTGCCTTACGTCTTCAGCGGTTCCACGACTGTTGGCGCTAACGGCGTTTCCACCAAGTTCGCCGCTTTCACCACCATGAAGATCAAGGGTACTGTCATGGCCCCGAACATCGCCAGCACGTCGGCTTCACAGCCGCTGCTCTACACCAAGAGCGGCACGACCACGGCGACAACTACCCTGACGGCCCTGACTTCTGCGGCTACCACTGCAATCGTCAATGACGTGACCGACGTTTCCCTTGCCCAAGGCGACCAATTCTGGATCACCCACGGCACGGATGCGACGGTTTCACTCTCGGTTGCGGTTCAGGCCGAGGTTGTTCCGGGTTCGTCCATTTCGGACTAATCAGTATCAATGTTTGACCAGCGGGGGCTTCGGCCCCCGTTTTCTTTGGGGGTTTGATGACGTGGCGTGAAGACGGGCCAGAAGGAAACGAGTCTGCGAAGGTACGTTGGGACATAGTTGAATACACCAGGGGCAGGGGGCTAGACCTTGGTTGCGGGCCATACAAGGCATATCCGCACTTCATCGGCGTGGATAACGGCCACCACGCACAGGAATTCGGCTGGAAATACAAGCCTGACATTCACGTTGATACATGCGAACGGCTGGACATGTTCGCCAGCAACAGCATGGATTTTGTGTTTTCCAGTCACTTGCTGGAGCACATCAAGAGACACGACAAGGCGCTGCTGGAATGGTGGCGGGTTGTCAAACACCACGGCTACCTGATTCTCTACCTGCCGCACAAGAAGTTCTATCCGAACTGCGGCGAGAAGGGGGCCAACCCGGATCACAAGCATGACTTCCTTCCCGAGGACATCACCAAGGTCATGGAGTCCGCGCCGGGCGGGTGGGACTTGGTGGTAAATGAGGAAAGAAACGACGGGGATGAATATTCGTTCCTGCAAATTTACAAGAAGCTCGGGCCGGACAAGCGCAAGCAGTCATGGAAAGACCCAAAACCTGAGAAGACCTGCGCCATCGTTCGATACGGGGCTTTCGGAGATCTGATCCAGTGCTCCAGCATCCTGCCGGGACTGAAGAAGCAGGGCTATCACATCACGCTCTACACCGTTCCAAGCGGGTGGGAGGTCGTCAAGCACGACCCTAATATAGGCAAGGTGGTGTTGCAGGACAAAGACCAGATACCCAATGAGAAACTGCATGATTTCTGGTTATGGCTGGCGAAGAAATACGACAAGCTGATCAACCTGTCAGAGTCTGTAGAGGGTACGTTTCTGGCCCTTCCGGGCAGGGCTAATCACAGATGGCCGCATGAGATACGGCACAAGCGCCTGAACGAGAATTACCTGGAATTCACCCATGAACTGGCCGGGGTTCCCTACGAACCCGCGCAGAAGTTCTACGCCACGATGGAAGAAAAGGCATGGGCGCGGAAGGAAAAGGACAGGTACGGTAAAACCATTGTCTGGTCTTTGGCCGGTTCAGGAGTTCATAAGACATGGCCGGGTCTGGACACCATCATTGCCAGGGTGATGCTGGAATACCCGGATGCCAAGGTGGTTCTTACGGGCGATGAGCTTTGCCAGATTCTTGAGACCGGATGGGAAAACGAGCCGAGGGTAATCAAGAAATCCGGGGTTTGGTCTATCCGTGAAACCTTGGCCTTCGCCCAATACGCTGATCTGGTCATCGGGCCGGAGACCGGGGTATTGAACGCGGTTGCTTTCGAGAATGTGCCGAAAGTGGTGTTCCTCTCCCATTCATCGCACGAAAACCTGACACGGGACTGGAAGAACGTCCATCCAATGATCCCCCAAGACACGGCCTGTTATCCGTGCCATCAGATGCACTACGGGTTTGAATTCTGCAATCAGGACAAGGTAACAGGCTGCGCCAAGTGCCAGGTCGATATCTCGCCTGATGCGGTTTGGGAAACCATCGTCAAGATACTAGGAAAATAAATGGCTACTTCCGGCGTTACTGCCTACACCATTACAGAGACGGACATCATTTACGATGCCCTGCAAAGCATCGGGGCCTATGGTGCCGGGGAAACCGTCTCCACGGACGATTACGCGCTTGCAAGGCGCAAGCTGAACATGATCGTCAAGCAATGGATGGGGACGACAGACTACGCGCCGGGGTTGAAGCTGTGGAGCCGCAAGCGCGGATATTTGTTCCTGCAAAAGGGCCAAGCGGTCTATTCTCTCGGCCCATCCGGGGATCACGCCACATCGTCCTATGTCTCAACCACCATTAGTGCAGACGAAGCGGCGGCGCAAACCGTCCTGAGCGTGACATCCACGACTGGAATGTCAGCCTCTGATTACATCGGCATTGAACTTGATACCGGTTCCATTCATTGGACGACCATCAACGGCGCACCATCTGGAACCGTAACAATCACCGTGGCCCTGCCTTCGCAGGCATCAGCCGGGAATAGGGTATATGCCTATACCTCCAAGGTCAGGAAGCCGCTGGAAATCCTTACCGCCGTGCTGAGGGATTCAAACGGGGTGGATAGCTATTTCAACCCGTTCCTGTCTGTCGAAGAGTACGAATCCATCCCCGACAAGGGTTCGGATGGCGATCCCTCTGCATGGTATTTCGAGGATGGCATCACCAATGCAACGGTCTATTGCGATCGCGAGGCGGACGATGTAACGAAAGTGATACGGTTCGTGTTCCTCTCCCCGATTGAGGATTTCACTACTTCCACGGACACGGCGGATTACCCTCAGCAATGGTATCGACCGCTCTGCGCTCAGCTCATGCTGGACTCTGCTCCGGCCTTTGAAAAGACGGTCAAGCCTGAATGGAAGATGCAGCGGGATGAATCCCTGATGATTGCCCGGAACACCAACCCGGAGACATCGGAAGCCTTCTTTCAGCCTGGGATGGACTAAGCCGGGATATGAGACTTCCGCTAGTCACTGAAATAGACTCCCGCGACGGGTCTGTTAATAAGGACGCGCGGCTAACCAATGTGCTGTCCGAGACTGGCGACGAAGGGGAAACTCTAGCCTGCGTGCGGCCTGGTCTGGCCACCATATCGACCTCAAGCGGTGCGGGTAATGGCGTGACTTGCTTCAACGGCGTGCTGATATCAGCCTTCGGTACGACGCTAGGCTACGGCAATACCCCGACAACCATAGGGACGGTGACCAGCGGCAAGTTCGACTTTGCGGTGATGCCGTGAGATTGCCATTAATCCACGACATCAGCACGAAGGACGGCGCAAGCAACAAGAATTCGCGCATGTTCAACGTGCTGGCAGAGAGAAGGGCGGACGGGACGGGTATTGCTTCTGTTAGGCCGGGGTTGAATCAGTATGCAACTGTTTCTGGTAGTGGTAATGGATTGGTCTGCTTCGGCGGAAATCTGGTGAGCATATTCGGGGCAAACATCGGCGTTCCGGCTGGTGATGTTATCCAATACGACAGCACAACGCATTCCGGCAATGTTGCGATTATTGGCGGCGCGAAGCTCGGTGGTGGTTATGTGCTAGTAGAAGAAGAAATGATTTACACAACCACGGATTTCAGCAGTTTTACCGATTGTTCCGACAGCGAGGCTATTTTTGTTGGGACGCCAATGGTGAGCGACACAAAAATTGTCGTCCCATACGTAAGGGATGATGATACGTACTGGACGAAGGTTTTTGATACATCGCTTTCTTATATTAATTATCAACACACAACCGTATTGCCGATAGGACAAGCAAACACCTACGGCAACGGATACTTTGTTAGCAACACAACAACTAAACATTGCAGGTCGGCAAACGGGCAAACATGGGTAGAAGGAGGGGCCCTGCCGAGTTCAGTAACGATATATGGGAAGGTGTGGAACGGTGCTGTTTTTGCGCTCATATACAGGAAAACATCAGACGGGTATTTGTACGTAACCACATCGACAGACGGGCTTTCATTTAGCGGAGAGACTTTCATTTTAGATACTGCATCGTATGCCCCGACGATGGTTACAGTTGCCGATGGTTGGATTCTTGTATTCGGATATAACTTCATAGCAAGAAGCGGAAACAATGGGGCCACTTGGTCAGTATCAATGCCGTTTCCGCATGATTTTGTTGCAAACGGCAATACCTCCGGAGTAAACGGAAGGGGGGCTATCTACAACGAGACAAGCGGAAAGATTATGGCTGTTTCTGATGGGTCATATTACGGCGATCCACATACCTTGATGGTTTCCTCAGACTTGGGGATTAGTTGGGTCTCAGATTCCGGGGGTGATATTTGTTATGCATCCGTAATCGCTTCTGCCAGTGATTTTATTTGCTTCAAGTGCGGGGTTGAGCCATCTGCGTCACGAATACAAGTGTTATCTAATGTTGGTTTCGGCATTACCAACATCGCATCCATCAACGATTCACCCACGGATTTTTCATTGATCCCATGAGCACACTTTTCCTTAAATCGAAAACCGCCGCGTATTACATGACGTTAAACAATAACGTCCTGCTATACACAGAGGAATTCGACAATGCCGCATGGGTGAAGACGAGCGGCACGATTACAGCCAACTCTGACGGCGTGGCTGATACCTTTACAGCTACCTCCGCGAATGCCACTTGCTACCAAGCTGTAACGGCGGAGTTAGCCAACAGGACATTCTCGATCTACATCAAGCGCAAGACCGGCACGGGGGTTGTCTCCATCACGCCGGACGGGACTAATTTCGAGGATGTAACGTCGCAGATCAACGGCGCGACTTATACGCGGGTGGATTTAACCGCATCCTCTAGCGGGGCGATTACCGCAGGGGTCAAGCTGGCAACGAGTGGTGACGAGATATACATCAAGCAGGCACAGCTTGAGGATGGGGCGCTAGATACCTACGCCATCAACGTAGCCAGCCGCTACACGGTAACTCAAGTCACGGACACGGATTACCCCTCTAACACGGTTAGGGGGTGCGCTCATCTCGACGGGCGCATTTTCGTTATGACGCCGATAGGGGAGATATTCCAGTCCGGCAGCGAAGACCCCGCAGCTTGGGAGGCGCTGGATTTCATACAGTCGCAGAAGGATGCCCATGCCGGTGTGTTCATGGCGAAGTATCGGGATCATGTTGTAGCACTCAAGACCTACAGCATGGAATTCTTCTATAACGCCGCCAACCCCTCGCCGGGTTCTGTCCTCTCCCCTGTAGATAACCTGTATGCACAAATAGGCTGCGCCCATGAGGATTCCGTCAAGGAAATGGCGGACATGATCGTATGGATGGGGCAATCCAAGGAAGGGTTTGGCAGGGGGGTATTCGCCCTGTCCGGGGATTTGCCGAACAAGATCAGCACGCCGCAGATTGACAAGATACTCGATAACGACGATCTGGCCTCGGTCAAGTCATGGAGCGCCAAAGTCGGGGCGCACCTGCTATACGGCCTAACGCTAGGGACTTCTGGCGTAACGGTGGTGTATGACTTCATGAGCAAGCTATGGTCATTCTTTACCTGCCTCACGGCCAGCGGTGGAACGAAAACCATAACCGCCATTGCTGCTGACGGTTCGGTGACAAGCGCGGCGCACGGTTACTCAGACGGCGCAATCATCAAAGTGGCTTCCACCAATGCAGATTTCAACGGCTGGCATGTCGTTACCAACGTATCGACCAACGGCTACAACATTCAGGCAACAGGTACGGCATTCAGCGGATCGGGGACTTCGCAGCTTTACACCGAATCCGTTTTCCCGGTGATTGCCTCGACGGCTTGCGGTGGTCGTCAATGGATGCAGGACGCCACCAGCGGGGCGCTGTACGAATTCGATCAGGACATATACGCCGATGAAGTCGGGGCGACTGCGGCGCGGGTTAGAACGTCCAAATTCGATTCAGGTAAAGCGGGGTTCAAGACGATAGGCCAAGCCGAGTTGATCGGGGACAAGATTGATTCCCATGCCCTGCTCAGATGGACGGATGACGATTACGCGACATACTCGAAATTCAGGACGATTGACCTTGATCTTGAGCGGTCAAGGGCGAGAAGGTTGGGCAATTTCTCGCGCAGGGCTTTTGAGATTCTCCACGTTAAAGACAAAAACTTCCGCATGGAAGCATTGGAAATAGAAGGGAACTGACATGGCGCAAAATAGTTATTCTGATTACGGCCCCGCTGTAAGCAGCTGGCTGAGTGGTTGGCAACCGCAAACATATGCCTACTCAACGGCTGGCGACCCTGTAATGAATCAAGCCAATCAGACCATTAATCAAGCGGCCAACAGAAACCAACAAAGAGCCGATATAGAGTGGGCCAATCAGCAGAGAATGAGCGACCCGGCCTATTGGGCTAAAGCCTTCGGCATGGGTGGCGGAATGGGCGGTGGTGGTGTGGGTAGGCCTGAATATGCCGATACAGCCGGTGCCTACCGCACGCGCCTGAATGCCCTGATGGACAACCCGGATTCGATTGCGAACACCGGAGCATACAAGTTTGCCTTCAACCAAGGCAACGAGGCGCTAAACCGGCAACTGGCTTCTAGGGGTTTGCTCAAGAGCGGCAACCGACTCAGTGAGCTTACCAAGTTCGGGCAGGGTCTTGCCTCGCAGCAATATGGCGCTGAATTCGACCGCATGTCAAACCTTGTCAACGCGACTCGGGCCGGGGATATCAGCAAGTACGGTGCTGACGCCAGCCTGTACGGCACGGAACTGCAAGGCCAGAATCAGCTTAAGGGCATCCTCATGAACAACATGATGGATATGAGCAAGCGTTACATGCCGCCAGGCCAATTCCAGACTGCTGGCGGCGTTGCTACTCGTTGGGCTTAAGGATCAATCATGGCGATAATCAACCCCACGGAAGAGCAGTTTAACGAATGGCTCTCGCAGCAAGCCCTGCGCGGCGGGTTTTCTACTCCCAACCGCTTGGCCGATCTGGTGAATGAGCCTGTCCCCATGAACTCATTCAGGAACAACAGTACCGGGCGCACCGTTTCCCTGCCTTCCATTCAGGAACAGGGCGGCATGTCTTTGGATGATCTGCTTGCCAAGACCGGGGCGCGGATTCAGGACAAGGTAGTCATGTCCGACCGTGGTGTGGGGTATCGCACGCCTTACGGTAGCGTTGCGGGGCTGGACTCGCAGGGCAGGATGTGGGAGATGGATAAACCCGTCGCACCCAAGCCTACCGTCAAGCAAATGAAAGACTATTACGACATGATGAAGGCGAAGGCCGAGGCGGAAGGTACTGGCAAGACAAAGCCGCAGTTTGTCGATGGGCAATGGGTCTATCCGCCTTCGCAGGATGCGCCGATGGGGCGGGCTATCCAGCCAGAAGGATTCAAGCCGAAGAAGGACGCGCAAGCCGAAACCGGCAAGGAAACCGTGTCCAAGGTGCTAGGGGAACTCAAGGGCGCGTTCGGCCAGCTTTCCCAAAAAGGTGCGGCCATTGATATCACGCAGGGAACCCTGAGTAACATACAGAACCGCATCGCCGCCTCTGCCCCTGGGCAGATGGTAACGGGCGCTATCGGCACGGAAGAGCAGTCAATCAGAAATACGATTGCCATGACCCGCCCGTTACTGATTCAAGCCATCAGGCAGGCTACCGGCATGAGCGCCAAGGCGATGGATTCCAACGCTGAATTGCAATTCTACCTGCAGGCCGCCACAGACCCAACAAAGGATTTGCAGGCCAACATGAAGGCCATAGAGGCGCTAGACCGGGCTTTCGGCCTTGGCTTGGGGGTTGGTGGGCGGGAACAGGCGCAACCGGCGCAGAATCCCGGCATGGCTGTTCCTGTGACCTCGGAAGCCGATGCCATGCGCCTTCCTCCGGGTACGCGCTTCAAACTCTCTGACGGACGCACCGGGACGGCGCGGTAATGGCTAACACGCTGGAATTCGACGCTCCTAGCGCCGGGCGCACGCTGGAATTCGACACCCCAGCAACTAATGCAGGCCCCCGCTTTGACGCAATAGAACAGCCCACGGCTCTTGATGACTTCCTTGTCAGGTTCGGCAATACCAGAGTAGGGAAAACACTCAGCAACGCCTTCGGCGGGAATATGCGCGGCTCAGCTGTCGGACGTGTCATGCAAGGCATGGCAGATCCCGGCGCGGCAGTGGCGCAGATCGGCGCGAATGCGATCGGCCAGGGTGAAGGCGTCAATCAGCGCATTGCTGACGTTGAGGGCCAATACCAAGCCGCGCGGGCTGATGCTGGTAGCACAGGATTCGACCCGCTCAGAATGGCCGGGAACATCGCTATCACCGCCCCCATTGCTGGCGCTGGCGGTATTCCAGCAAGCTTGGCGGGGCGTATCGGCATGGGCGCTGCGCAGGGGGCTGGATTCTCTGCATTGCAGCCCGTAACCGATGGAGATTATTGGGGCGAGAAGGGTAGGCAAGTCGGCACGGGTGCGCTTGTTGGTGGTGTTGCTGCTCCGGTTGTCGGCGCGGTTTCAAGGATGCTTTCCCCCAAGGCGTCACTCAACCCTGATGTGAAGACGTTGCAAGCTGCTGGCGTCAAACTGACGCCGGGCCAGGCGCTTGGCGGGACTGCATCCAAGATAGAGGAAAAAATGCAAAGCCTGCCCATCATGGGCGATGCGATCACGGCGGCGAGGCTTCGCGGGAACGAGCAATTCAACAAGGCCATTCTTGACAAGGCGGTTGCCGGGATAAACGGCAAAGTCACCAAGACGGGCGCAGAGGGATTGACACAGGTTCGCCAGCAACTAGGGCAGGCTTATGATGACCTCCTGCCGAAAATGTCCATCAACGCAACCGATCCGCAATTCGTCGGCAACGTGGCGAATCTCCGCTCAATGGTGCAATCGCTACCCAAGCAGGAAGCGCGTCAATTCGACAACATCATCACGCGAGAGATTGAACAGCGCATAGCCCCTAACGGGATGCTGTCCGGCCAAAATCTCAAGGCCGCGCAAGCCGCCATCAGGGATAAGGCTTCGCAATTCTCCAAGAGCACGGACGCCTATCAAAGCCAACTCGGGCAAGCGTTGAAGCAACTCGACGCCGAGTTACGCGGCCACGTTTCCGCATCAAACCCACAATTCTCGAAACAGCTATCCGCCATTGACAAAGGGTATGCCGTGTTCAAACGCGCACAGCGGGCCGGTTCTGCCTTGGGAAGCGATGCGGGTACATTCACCCCCGCTCAGTTGCAGAACGCCGTCAAGGCGATGGACAAATCCAAGGACAAGCGGGCGTTTTCCGAGGGTACGGCATTCCTACAGGAATTGTCAGGCCCGGCTAAAAACGTCATGTCAGGGCGCGTGCCTGATTCCGGCACGGCGGGTAGGTTGATGCTCGGGGTTGGCGGATTGGCGAGTGGCGCGGTGAATCCCGCGATCCCTGCCGCCTTGGTTGGTGGGGCTGCTGCTTATACCCCTGCGGTGCAGAACTTCCTTGTTGCGCTGGCGACGAAACGCCCGGATCAGGCCGCGAAACTGGCGGAAATGCTCCGCAAGTCGACGCCATACATTACTGCTGGTGCGGCTCCCGCCGCTGTTCGGGAGTAGCCTTTTTAGCTAGGTAGGCTTCGCGCTTCTCGCGCTGAACCTCTTTCCAGTCTCGATACCCTAGCCGTTGCAGCCAGGGCATGATTTTGGGTTTCAGGTAGGGGATGGATGCAATCACCGCCCCGCCTATCACGATGCGCCAAAACTGGTCATCTGTCATAGCCGATAACCCTACACCCTTTCCACCCCACTTTCAAGCCGCCCTGTGCGGCTTTTTTATTGGACATACATGGCACAACAACCCTTAGGCCCGCCGCCGAGAGTCTCGACGGGAACGGTATTTGACAGGTGGATTACCAACCTGTGGAACCGTATCTCGGTGGAAGGCCAAATCCTCTGGACGCAGCTTATCCGGCCCACCAAGGCTAAGAACACCTTCTTTGCTGGCCCTACTACCGGGGCTGATGCCCAAGCCGATTTCCGGGCGATTGTGGCGGCTGACGTGGGTACGGGTACGCCGGATGGGACTAAGTTCCTGCGGGATGACATGTCATGGCAGACGCCTGCCGGGGGTTCCGGAGGGGCGCTGTCAAACGTGATTTCCTCCCCGACAACGGTGGATGCGGATACGTCTTACATCGTCGCCGGGTACTTGTCCATTCAAAGCGACTTCACGGTCAGCGGCAACGTGGCGGTCATCTAATGCCGACCCTGATAGTCAAACCCGGCGAACCCCCGGAGATACCGGAATCCTGTGTCGCCGTCTATACCAAGGGCGACGGGACGGTGTATTACAAGGCTTCCGGTGGGGCTGAGACGGCATTCAGTTCCGGTTCAGGAACAGTATCGAGCGTCAATATCACCGCCCCCGCCGCTGGCATTACGGCATCAGGCGGGCCGGTCACGTCAAGCGGGGCAATCACCCTCGCGCTGGCTAATGACTTGGCTGCTGTAGAAGGACTATCTACTACTGGAATTGTCCGCCGTACAGGATCGGACACATGGAGCGCCGGGACTGCTGTCGCGCTTGCTTCGGAAGTATCGGGGAATCTTCCTGTTACTAACCTGAACAGCGGTACGTCAGCATCTTCCTCGACGTACTGGCGCGGGGATGGGACTTGGGCCACGCCAGCCGGTAGCGGCGGCGTGGAATACAAAAATTACATAATAAATGGCGGGTTTTATATCAATCAACGCCTAGCTGCATCAAGCGCCAATGATACCTATGCACATGACAGGTGGTATGTACTGACACAGACCGGAACCATCGCGGTATCCACTCTTTCTGATGTAGAGAACACCACTCCACGCATGGCCCGGCTCACGCAGTCCCAGGCGTCCGCGCAGCGCATGGGGTATGCGCAAATTATAGAAGGGCGCAACTGCAAGCATTTGCGCGGCCAGCAGGTCACGTTTAGGTTTGGCCGGGTGCGTCTATCAAGTTCCGCAAACGTGCGGTACGCCGTACTGGAATGGACAGGGACGGAGGACGCGGTAACTTCCAACGTAGTGAATAGTTGGACTTCGGGAACCTACACGGCGGGTAATTTCTTCCTAGCATCCAACCTTACTATTAGCGGGACTGTGCAACAGGCATTAACCGCCACGACGCTTGCGGACGGTAGCAGTGTGACGGTAACACTGGGTTCCTCATTCAATAACCTAATTGTCTTTGCATGGACGGAGGCTACAGTTGCACAAAATGTCACATTGGATTTTGGCAAGGCTCAACTAGAACTAGGGGGGGCAGCCAATGCGTTTTCAACAAGAGACTATTCTGATGAATTAGGGATATGCCAGAGGTATTACGAGAAATCGTTTAAGGAGTCTTTGGCACCCGCTCAAAACGCTGGTGACACGAATGGTGCATGTTACTTCATGCAAAACGTGGGGGCGTCGACTGCTGGATATTCTCCGTCTTTTCAATTCAAAACAAGAAAACGAATAACACCAAACATAACAACTTACTCGATAAATAATAGTAGCGCACAAATTTACAATTTTGGTACTGGATCGCATTACACAAGCACAGGTGTTTTCCAGAACGGTGAAGCCAGCTTTAACCTAAGTGGCACATCCCCATCTGGTTCTTCACTCGGGAATATGTGCGCTATTCATTGGGATGCAACTGCGGAATTATAGGTGTAAATAATGGCACAACTCATTCTACCAGAAGGCGCAGCCGCCGCCACCCCGTCAAGCGGGACGACAACCGTCTATGTCAAGACTGACGGCAAGGTGTATGCCAAGGATGACGCCGGGACGGAATACGACCTGACTGCTACGGGGGGTGTGTCAGATGGCGACAAGGGCGACGTTGTTGTATCTAGCTCTGGCACCGTCTGGTCTCTCGACAGCGGGGTGGTTACTACAGCAGCTCGTACCGTATTGGATGACGCCTCTGTATCTGACATGCGTACCACACTCGGGCTTGCCATCGGCTCAGACGTTCAAGCCTACGATGCGGACACAGTAAAGTCCGATACCACGGCCACACTTACGGCTGGATATGCCGCGACCCCGGTTGACGACGGTACAAAATCATCCGGCACCTACACCCCGGCAGAAACTACAGGCTCAATGCGGTACATCGTCAACGGCGGCGCCTTCACTCTGGCCCCGCCGACGAACAACACCACGTTGATTGTCCAGATCACCAACAACGCATCTGCCGGAGCCATCACCACAAGCGGCTTCACCAAAGTCACCGGGACAGCACCTGGGACGACTGACGGCGACGACTTCTTGGCCTATATCACCAAGATCAACGGCTTCAGCCACCTTCACTGGCAGGCACTTCAGTAATGTTTCCGTTTCCTACTTTCATGCCCTCTGTCAGCGGCAAGACACCAACCGTCGAGTATCTCGTTGTAGCGGGCGGCGGCGGCGGCGGCGGAAACCTAGGAGGCGTGGGTTGCGGCGGCGGCGGCGCAGGCGGTCTCAGGACAGCGGCGGGCCTGGCTGTGTCTGCGGGGTCTCCTATAACCGTGACCGTCGGCGCTGGTGGCGCGGGTAATTCAAATGGGGTCGGCGCGACTGGAGGCGACTCCGTGTTCGGCGCGATCACGGCGAACGGCGGTGGAGGCGGCGGCGGCACCTACAACGGCGCGAACGGCGGTTCTGGCGGTGGGGCGAGCTATACCGGAACCATTGGGACAGGAACCGCAGGGCAAGGAAACAATGGTGGTCTCGGGACTACCTCAGCCACTTACTCGGGTGGTGGCGGCGGTGGGGCTTCCGCTGTAGGGGCCGATGGAAACACCACAACTGGCGGCGGATCAGGAGGAGCAGGCACGGCTTCCTCAATTTCGGGGAGTTCAGTTACATACGCAGGCGGCGGCGGCGGTGGAGCAAGCGCGGATGGGGCGGGGGGCGCGGGTATAGGCGGCGCGGGTGGCGGTGGCAACGGAATGAAATCCGGAGCTTCTCAAGCTACGGCGGGTGCAGCCAATACAGGAGGCGGAGGCGGAGGCGGAGGTAACGTAGGATACGCCGGAAAAGATGGTGGGTCTGGCATCGTGATTATCCGCTACCCGGATTCATACGATACAGCAGCATCCACTACCGGCTCTCCGACTTACACGAATTCGGGCGGCTACCACATTTATAAATGGACTTCTTCCGGGTCGGTGACTTTCTGATGTGGGTTCTCCAATCCTTCGCCCTCGCACTACTCGGCCTGCCGGTCACGCTGCTAGGGCTAGTGCTTGTGCCGCTCGGCCTGCTGTTTCGGCGCGAGTACCCGGAGACTAAGAAACCTTTCACCCAGTTCCCCGGCGAGTGGATGCTTGTTCGCCTGCCATCTTGGTTACTGCCTTGGGACAACATTTACGATGGGTTCCGGGGCGATAAGCGCGGCTGGTGGGACAACAACCAAGGCGGTAAGTCGGCATCGTTCAAGTCGATGTTCCTGTGGGGTGCTATCCGCAACCCTGCAAATTACTGGGGCCGCCACATCACCGGACTGGACATCAGCAAGTGCGTCGTTACCAAGCGCGCCGGTAACTGCGACCTGCCAGACGAGGAACCGGGTAGCCAGCAATGGGTTTGGCTCGTAGCCACAAGGGCAGACGGCAAGACCTTCAACCGTTTCTATATGTCCTGGGCGCTGCCGTGGGATGACACGCACGGGATCATGATCGACATAGGTTGGAAGTTCAAGCTGGCGCACAACGGCATGAGTTCAGACGCGCCGGACAAGGATCGCATTCGTGGAAGTGTATTCACCTTGTCGCCGTACAAGGCTTTGACATAAGGGGCGGCAAATGCTTGAGATCGGAATAATGGTAGCGGGGCTTATCTTCTCTGTGATTGGCTACCTGCTCAGGAAGAAGGACGAAGAACAGGGGAGGCAGATCGACATGCTGTTTTCAGAATCGAAAGACAACGCCAGAGAAACGCAGGATCTGCGCCTGCGAATCGCGCAGGATCACTATCACAAGAATGAGCTTGACGCCCGGTTCCTGAGACTGGAGGCGACATTCCAGAAGGGGTTTGACGACCTCGGGCATAAGTTCGACAGGCTGTCAGAGACATTCGCCCATTACGCCACGCGGCGCAGGGATGGCGAATAGAACCACGGTTGCGGCGCTGAGTCTTTCCGCCGCTGCTCTAGTCGGGATTGTTGTACATGAAGGCTACTCAGATACCCCTTATTTCGACTCTGTAGGGGTTCCAACTATCGGATTCGGCACGACCCACGGGGTGAAGCCCACGGACAGGACAACACCGCCCAAGGCATTAGCAAGGGCGTTGTCAGACATTCAGCAATTCGAAGGTGCGTTGAAACGCTGCGTCAAGGTTCCGCTGCACCAGTACGAATACGACGCCTTCCTTTCGCTGGCCTACAACATCGGGCCGGGGGCTTTCTGCAACTCCACCCTAGTCCGCAAACTGAATGCCGGGGATTACGCCGGGGCTTGCCGGGAAATCCTGCGATGGGACAGGGCGGGGGGCGTTGTCCTGAAGGGACTCACAAAGCGCCGTCAAGCCGAATATCGTCAATGCATGGGTGAAAACAATGTGGCTACTGGCTAACTGGAAACTCGTTGCAATCGGCATTCTCTCACTGGCCCTTGCGCTGACGTTCAAGCTCTGGCGCGGGGAGGTGAAGGAATTCGCCATGTTCAAGGCGCAGGTCGAAGTCTTGGGCGAACAAGCGAAAGCCGAGAAGAAACGCATTGAAACCGAACACGCAAAAGTGACTAAGGAGATCGGAGATGCCTGGGCCAAGAATCTGGATTCTGTCCGCAATAACGCTGTTGCTCGTTACAGGATGCGGGACAACCCCGGTCGCGGTTTCATGCCCGGCCTTACCCTCCGTCCCCAAGAGCCTGATGGAACCAGCAAAGAACGACTGGCTTGTAACCCCGACGAAGCCTTCATTGCCGACGCCGCCGAAGACGCCGCAAAAGTAGGGGCATGGCAGGACTGGGCGCGGTCTCTGAATCTGCCTGTGAAATGACTACCATCATCGCCACACGGGAACTGATGGTTTCCGACACGCGCTGTACTTTCCCCGTTCCTTTCTTCGCCGCCAAGATATACCGCGCTGGCGGTTCTTTATTCGGCGGGGCGGGGGATTCCGTCCCGATAGAGAAGTTCATAGCCTGGAAACGCGGGGCGGACAGGCCGGAATTCGGGGAAGAGGACAACTTCACCATTCTTGAGCTTGACAGGGATGGGCTGTGGATGTGGGACAAGAATCTGGTAAGGCTGGAGGTCAGAAACAAGTTCTACGCCATCGGCACCGGGGCGCAGTACGCAATGGGTGCGATGGAAGCCGGGGCTACTCCGGCTGAAGCGGTGAAGATTTCAGCACGGTACGACGAGCATACGGGTTTGCCGATTGAGACCATGAAACTGGAGGGCTGATGCCAGCGACGCGCGAGCAGTTCATCGAGACATGGAACAAGCTAGGCTCCCCGACATTGGTATCAGAAGCCCTCGGGGTAAGCGTCAGGAAGGTGCAGGAGCGGCGCAGGCGGATCGAGGCTACCGAGGGTATCACCCTGGAGTGTCACGGCTCCCTGAACTGCGCATATAAGGTTAAGGATGGCAAGCCGGTTCAGGTTTCAGGAATCAAGAATGGTCTCCGCAAGCATTGTGTCATCCCCGACGTTCAAGCCAAACCCGGCGTGCCGCTGGATCATCTGGAATGGGCCGGGCGGTTCATAGCCGAGAAACGCCCGGATGTGATTGTCTGCATCGGAGACTTTGCAGACATGCCGAGTCTTTCCAGCTACGACAAGGGCAAGCGGTCTTTTGAGGGGCGGAGATACAGGCATGATATAGACGCCGCGAAACGGGCTATGGATCTGCTCATGGCCCCGATCCTCAAGGAACCCGGCTATCAGCCCAGACTGATCCTTACTCTCGGGAACCACGAACACCGAATAGTAAGGGCAACCGACAACGAACCCTTGTTGGATGGAACGATTGGGCTGGAGGATTTGGCCTACGACCAATGGGGGTGGGAGGTTGTCCCATTCCTGAAGCCTATCGTGATAGATGACATTTCCTATTGTCATTACTTCTACCACCCGAACACCGGGAAGCCTTACGCCGGCTCAAATCTAGAGACCAGGCTAAAGACAATCGGCATGAGTTTCACGATGGGCCACCAGCAAGGGTTGTCCATAGCGATTCGTGACCTGGCCAACGGCAAAAGGCAAAGGGGGCTGGTGTGCGGATCGTTCTACCAGCACGAAGAAGAATACCGAGGCTATCAAGGGAATGGCCATTGGCACGGAATCATCATGAAGCATGAGGTGCAGGACGGTAACTATGATCTTCTTGAGGTCAGTTTAAATTACCTCCGCAGGCGCTACTCATAGTAAGCGCTCATGCGAAAAGCTAAACCGAATCGGGGCGTAAAAACAGGGAACCGTGTCGAAGAACCGGGAAATCCCTGGGTGGCCGCTCGCTGCCCGCCCCCCCTATGGGGCCATACAGTAACCGTGCGCCTGCTAGTGGGCAAAGTAAGACACGGCTAACCCTGTCGCACAGGGACGCCCCGCCCAATTATCCAGTTTTATCCTGAAAAGGATAATTCAGGATAACACATCACTTTTCCTGAAAAAATTAGCCGCATAACCGAGGCCCGATTGCAAGCGGGCGACTAGGGAGCAGGAGCGTATAACGCCGGATGCTGCGACCGGCTGCGGCACCTATTAACTACTAATTTACCAATGAATTAGTAGTTCGTTAGTAGTTACTAAACATTCCCGCGTTTTGTATAGCAACCCGGAGGTTGTCATGCGCTCATTTGCCCTGCTGTTCTGCGTTTTCGTTCTTATCTCGACTGCCGACGCCTTCGAATTCCTTAACCCCAAGACGATCCAGCTTACCGATGCCGAGGCCAAGCTATGCGCGGATCAGGGCGGGTGCTTTGTTGCCACGCAGGAGGCGTTAATGAAGCTGTTGGCGCATATCGAATTACTGGAAAGACAGGCCAAGGAGAATAAGGGAAAATCATGCGCGTAAGTGAGCAGGGTATCGACTTCATCAAGGAATGGGAAAGCCTCGCCCTTGCCCCATACAACGACGGGGCAGGGTACATGACCATCGGTTACGGACACCGGATCAGGGCCGATGAGGAATTCGGCACCATTACCGAGGCACAAGCCCGTGATTTGCTGATGGCCGATGTTGAGCACGTCGAAATAGCATTGACGGACGCCATAGAGAAGGAAATCAGCCAGGCGCAGTTCGACGCCTGCTGTTCCCTGGCCTTCAACATTGGGAATCATGCTTTTACCCGCTCAACCCTTATTCAGAAACTAAACACTGGGCGGGCTAGGGAGTGCGGGCCGCAGTTCGACAGGTGGGTGTTTGCTGGCTACAAGAAAATGGCCGGGCTGGTGAAAAGAAGGGCTGCGGAACGGAAGCTTTTTGAGACTGGCGAATACGATGCGAGGCATTAGGCTATTCGTATTCGGCTCCCTAGCCATCCCCGCTTACCTGCTCCTGTTCGCCTGCATAGTAATCACGTTCGGCGTTAGCATTCTTGCTAACCTTCTGGGGGAGTGGGCGGGGAGGTAGGGCAGTTATCCGGGAATATCGAATAACTCGCACTGATACCTAGCTGCACACCATTCCACAAATCCCCTGGCGGGGAAGGCGGGGGCTGCCATGTCCAATATTCCGTTTACTTGTCTTTTTGACGCCTACATCTTGTTGGGGGCTTGTCCGTTTCTCATGTTCCAGCGCGCTACCGCCGCTTCTTTGCTCGCCGACGGTATCTGCTCAATGCAGCAACTTCCGCCGAGATTGATCACGTTCCGGCAAACCACGCCCCAATACTGGCGCTGGCCATGCTCTCGGCTGTACTGTTCGGTGCTTTGTTCAAGGGTTACTGGTCCGCCGCAAAACGGGCAAGGCAGAAGCGCCCCCAACCCGGCGCTCAACGCGGACGCTGCGCTATCGGTCGTCTTTTCGCCTGTCATTTCTCATTCTCCTGTGGCTTCGTTTGATGTCCGTGGCGCGCAGCGCCGGTTAGCTAACACGTTCGGCGTCTTCTTCCACCACCGGAAGAACGTCGAGGCCCCGGCCTCGCAGTGCCAGGGGCCGCGCTCCCGCATCAGCATCAGCAGCCGCTTTCCGGTCGCTCGCTCAAACTCGAACGCCTCCCAGCACCAATTCCCGAACCACGAGCGCCGAGCCTTGAACGGGAACCACACGCCGTGAATGCGCAGCTTCATCAGCTTGTAATCTACCGTCAGCCGGCAGCCCCGGCCCCAATCGTCGTGCACAAGCTCGGCGTCCCACGGATGAGGCCCAAGACTTTCCACCTGCGCCGCCATCGCGCGCCCGATGAAGTCGCCGTTGTCGGGGTCGTTGCAGGCAAAGCTCACGCGAAAACGCCGAACCCTGCGTTGCAGGGGACGCGCCGCAAGCTCGGCAGGTTGTTCAATCGTTGTCATGGGCGCGCCCCTGACCTTCGACGTTAGAAGGCATCGGTTTCCACAGCGTAGGTTTCGCCGGCCACAGATCGCCATGCGCCTCGCTCCAGAATCCGCCACCTTCCGCCATGTGCTTGTTGGTCATCCAGTAGCACGGAAAAACGCCAGTGCTTCCGGACTCAATCGAAAGAAACCGCGTGCCGTCCTTCGGCGCGTATTGCCCGTCGCGCCATCCGAGCGACTTCAGCCCTTCGCGTGCGTCGAGCATCTGCCGCAGCAGTTCTTCCTCTCCGGCCTCGCGCCAGTCCTTCGCCTTCTTGTCGGCGGCGGCCCAGATTGCCATCAGGTTCGGTTCTTCGTTTTCGCATGTCTCACACATCATCGTCTCCCTTCTAACTACTCCATCGAGCGGGACTGTCCGCCTGCGGCGTCCAGCCCCTCATGTCGGGCGTTGTGCCCCAGCCTCACGCCACCGCCAGGACATGCCCGCGCGGGACCTTGAAGCCGGCCGCCTTGGCGTGGCCTCCGCCGCCGTACTGCTTCGCCACCTCGGACACGTCCACGCCTTCGTCGGTGGCGCGCAGGCCGAACACCCGACCTTCGGCCGTGTCCCAGTAGCACGCGGCGAACGGCTCGCCCTGCGCCATCAGGTGCGCGGCATCGCTCACCAGCGTGTAGGGCAGGCTCGCCACCGGCACGTCATAGGCGCCGATGACCATGCGCCGCTTGCACACGGCCACCAGCTCGGCCACGTCCTTGTGGTGCTTGCGCTCGATGGCGGCGCCGGCCGCGGTCATCTTCAGCAGTTCCACCTGGTCGGCGCTCATCAGCTTGTCCCACAACTCGAAGCTGTATTCGTGCGAGAACACGAACGCCTGAATCTCGCGCGTGCCCGGCAGCTTGAACCGCCAGAGGTCGCGGTCCTCAACATGGCCCAGCAGCAGCGGCCGGTCTTCGCCGGGGAACAGGTAGTCCCAGGCCAGCGTGGCGCCGCTGCGGTTCAGGTCGCAGAACCAACCGAAGTTGTCGCCCATGCCGTTGTTGTTGGTCGCCGCCATGTCGGACTTCAGCGGGAGCAGATCGTCAATCGCGGTCTTGTGGTGGTCAATCAGGGTCACGCTGCGAGCCTTCCGCAGCATGTCGGCCACCACGGGCGCCTTGTAACTGAAGTCCACCAAGTACACATCGCGCCCGGCCACGTAGGGCGGGTCTTGCTGGTACACGCCAGCCACGTAGTCGGCGTTGGTGCCGTACTTGCGCCAGAAGCACCACGCGGCGCTGAAGCCGTCTGCACAGTTGCCGTGGTAGATCACAAGGGGTCTGTTCATTCGTCTGTCCTTTCGCTTCGGAAACAGGGGCACAACAGGTCGCTCAAACGGACTGGCCTACGGCCCGCCGTTTAGCTTTGCGTTAGAAGGCATGTGCAGCGCCTTCGCCGTTAATTCCCGAACGTGCCGCGCATCAAGCGCCCCAGGCACGCCTGCCCATGTATGGATCACCCGCAGCGCGGTTCGCATCTCATCGGCGTGGGCAAGCGCATCAAGAATATCGGTATGCCCAAGCTCCGCAATCATCCTCTGTGACCGTGCTACGCGGATTGAAGCCTTGTGTGCTGTCATTTCATTCCTCCAGTGCCTTCTAACATTCCGCTCCACCGGATCGGCCGCAAGCGGCCTCCCGGTGAGCTACAGCGTTAGCCTTCATCCCGCCGTGCGCCGCGATCAGTTCTTCAACCAACTCAATCGGTACGTAGCCATAAACCGTTTCGGTCGGCTTCTCCGGTTGCTCGGCGTAGTGCATGATCTCGGTCGGAACGTCGGACGGGAACCCGACTTCCACTTGAAACCACGGCCCCAGGTTCTTCCGTGGCGAGCAGTACGCGCCGTGCGATGCTTGGACAGAAAGCGAAAACCCGTCCTCGCATTCGATCCGCTTCGCCAGCGGAAACAAGTAGTCGTCTCGCACATTCGGATCGTTTTCGTCACGCTGGCTCATCAGGTATTCGTTTAAGTTCATGTTCGTCTCCGTAGTTGTTAAGGCTAACTTTTCATTCCAGCGGACGCCTTGCGGCGCCGCTGAATTCAGACGTTAGATGACTTCATCCTCGCGGCCTGAACACAACAACCGCAACCGGGAACGGCCACGCAATCCCGGTAGGGTTTTTAACGCGGCCCTTAGGGAAGCGCACTTCGGTCGCCTTCGCCGCATAGCTGTGCCACCAGTTTGTATCCACTCGCGCCGGTACAAAGCAAACCACCAGTGCTCCGTTGTCGCGGGCTTCTTCATAAGCCTTCTTCATCCACTTGCCTATCTCGCGGCCATATGGCGGGTTCATAAACACCCGTTCATCTGCCCAGCTTTGAGCAAGGCCGTCCGTGTCCGGGGTGTAATACTTCTTACACTTCGCCGTGTCTGGCCAGCAGCACGGATCGAGCGTGAAGCCGAATTCCAAATTCAGGTACTCAAACCACTCCTGCGGGGTCGCCCAAGTCATATCCTCGCTGCTGGACATCACCCGCATGGTGTGGCACTTGCCCCCGTCACCTAACACGCCAGTCAAGTCGGACGTGCCGCATGTACCTCCGTCAAACGCTTGTAGTTGCTCCATCTTCACCTCTCCCTTTTAGTCCTGTGGCGGCACGCCGCTTACCTTGGCGTTAGAACTCATGACCGGCAGTAGCTCTTGCAGACGTATGGGTCAGTCCGGTACTGCACTGATTCCACCGCCCGCAGCACAAAAAACTCTGCGTGAGGATTCGCCAGTGCCAATCGCCTTGCTTCTTCTCTTGCCTGTTCAACGCTCGGGTAGCGCACGGTCGGTGCGTGTCCTGCTGGATTCCAAACAACATAAATGCTTTCTTGGCTCATTATCTTCTCCAAAGAGTTCTAACCTTCCGTTCCAGCGGAGCCGCCGCAAGCGGCGTCCCGCTGAACTTGGTCGTTAGCCCGCATGGCGCCTGTACTCCACGCAAACTGTCGTTATCATCGGCATCAGCACTTTGCCCATCGGCTGCAAGTGCGTTCGCTGCTCCGACTTCACGCACTCCCAATCGTCCTTCTTTATCTCTATCGTCGGTCGCTGGCTCTCGCTGTATGCGCCCCATCCGACCGCCACGAGAATCAGAACTATCGCGGCCACTATCGCCGCCTCGATCCAAGAAAAACCCATCGCTTTCTCCTGTCTATGCGGGCTAACCCTACGGTCGACCCCGTTCGCTTCGCTCTCTGGACGCTGCGCGATAAGGCCGCGCAGCGCCGGTCACCTACACGTTATGCCACAATGACGCCAACGCAGCGCGAGTGCCGTGGATCACTTCTTGCTCAACAATCTCCCACCATGTTTCAGGCCCGTACCGTTTCAGTGGCGAATCGAAATCACCAAGATACAAAACCCCATCGCCATCTTGCAAAACCGTGTGATACATATCCCGGTCATGCGGGTTAAACAGGGTGTCGCCTGCTTTAATTTCAATGCCGTTCTTGTCGTGCATACTTCCTCCTGTGGCATAACATTGCGTTCAAGGCTCGACGCCGCGAAGCGGCGCGGCCTTAACTTCACCGTTAGGCATCTTTCACCCCCGTCATGAAATCTCTGGCATGTACGCCAATCGCCTTCATGGAAGCCTGGATGCGGTCGGCGTTGTGCGATACCGCGTCAATTTCAAACAACAGCCGATCCGCAAGCTCCGTCAGAACTTTCATGTTCGCTAGTCGCCGCTCGTCCTCCCGCGTTTCGCCAACCGGCTTCACCGGGCCAACCAGTTTCATTACTACTTCGTACAGTTCCATTTTGGTCTCCATGCCTAACATTTGCGTCAACGCGGACGCTCCGCTTCGCTACGCGCCGGTTACGCCAGCGTTCGGCGTCACACCCGTTTCCCGCCATGCCTGTGTCCGCGCCCTTTGTTCTTTTCCATCTTGGCGCGCACCGCCGCGTCGATGTCGAGGCCGAGTCCTCCAGCGCAGTCCAGCACGCGAATCAGCGTGTCCGCCAGTTCTTCCTCGAAGTTCGTTTTGTCGTCGTGCCGGAACGCTTCGAGGGCTTCGGACACTTCGTTGTGAATCAACGCCAAAATGCCTGGTATCTTGTAGGTGTCCGCCCACTGCTCAGGCTCCAGCACCTTCCAGCCGTTCGCGCGATTAATTTCGTTGATCTCTGCTGCAAGCTCGTTCATGCTCATGCCATTGTCTCCTTCTCAAAAGTCAGTCCGCCGAACCCGGCGTTGCAGGCGCGACGCCCTGCAAGCAGGGCGCGGCCTGAACTTGATTGTTATGCCTCTTCACTTTGTCGGCGGCTTGAGCTTGTGCCGCCGCCGTAGAGCGTCCTCGATCAACTGTGCGGCCGGCTCGTCACGGTCGCGCAGCCACTCCACCAACCAGCGTGGCAGCTTGTACCCAACCGGCACCTTTACCAGTCGCGGGTCAATCGGGGGACGCCCAGCCCCCTCGCGCTTACCTCCGGCCGTCATTTCTTCTTGCACTCGTCGCAATCGCACCGGCCGACGCCACCCCGCATCAACTCGTACAGGCTTGCGTAAATTTCAGCCTTCGTGTAGTCCTCTCCGACCGGCCAGTCGTCGTAATGCCTGCCGTCGTAGAAGCACATCCCATCCGGCGCAGTAACTTGGATCGACCAACTATCCGCCGTAAAGCAAGCCCCTATCTTCTTTGCCAGCGCCGCGCACTTTGCTTTAGTTGTCATTTTTAACTCCTGTATCGGCTAGGGCCAATCCCTCACCTTGAATACAGTCTAGCACATATTCCAAATAGTGTCAAGCCGTTTTTCAAAAGGCATAACCAGTCATTCCACGGGACGGCTTTCAGCCGCCCGTGAATTCATGCGTTAGCCGTCATGTCGCGCATGTACCCCGGATCGAACGATCCGTAGGCCCAATACCCGATTCCAGTCCCGCACTCCGCACAAAAAACCTCGTACTCACAGACCAGGCCTTGACCATGCAACACATCAACCATGCTGCGCACTTCTTCGCGCTGTTCAGTGCTTCCGCATTTCCAGCACTTAATCGGTGCTCCATCTTCGGCGTAGCAGTCCTGACGGCTAACATTTACGTCAACCGGACCTTGCGCAATAGGCGTCGTCATTTCGTTGTCTCCTGTGTCGGCGCAAGGCCGGTTACGCCAGCGTTATGCCTATTAGTCATCTTCGGCGGTTTCCACATCGCCGCCAGCGTGCAACGCCATCAACTTCTGGCCGCAGCAGCCGTAGCTCGCCAGCCATACCGGAGTCAATGCGCCCATCACGTAGTCGCCGCCCTTGTAGCCGCAGAACACTTGCCCCATCGCGGCTTTGCACTCGTGCAGCAGATCAACAGCCGGGCGCGTTCCTTCGTCTCGCTCAAATGCCAAGTCGCTGTAGTAGCCCCGGTAGCTGTGTGCGCTGTTCATGTTCGCCACTTCCGACCCTTCCGGCATCGCTTCCAGTGCGGCAATCAACTTGCCGAGCGTCATCTGCGTTTCGGCGCGTTCGCGTTGCCACTGCGCGCTCATTCCATCAACCAAAGCCTGTATGTTCATTTCCGTTCTCCGTTGTTTGCCGGTCGCTAACCCGGCAGTCCAGCGGACGGCGTTCCGCCGCCGTTAGGGGCCTTCCCTTGTCGCCTAGCAGCGCGTGCAGCGCCCCGCCCCGTCTTCGCCTTCGTTTCCTGTGGCGCGGCCTCGGCGGATTGCACACTCAATGCCGCCTCGTCAGTCCAGAGCCATAGAGCATAGGCGGCCGTGGCAATCTTCGACTCATGAGCCGGAGCAAAACTTCCGAGCCACGCCGAGAGGGCAGCAAACGCTTTCTTCCTGTCCACCTTCGGCGAGAACTCGGGAACCTTCCCGCCAGAGGAAAACAGCCCTTGCGCCATGTCCTCGAACTTCCTGGGCACGTCCGGCAGGTTGCGCCTGTCGAAAAATGCGCTTGCCGGTGCGCCAAATGCCGCCGTAGGTCCGTCGAAGTCCGGCACCGGGAAGAATGTCAGCCCTTGAATCGTTGTCTGTGGTGTCACGTCGTTTCCTTTCTGGGGCGTCAGGCCCCTAACTCCTACGTCCACCGGACGCTCCGCCTACCGGCTCCGCGCCGGTGACGTTGCAGTTAAAACGGAATCTGATCCGACTCAAAATCAGCCATACTCCCGCCCTGCGGTGCAATATTCGGCTTGGCTTCCTTGCGCTTGAATGCAAGGCTCTGCCACTTGCCTTTTGTGCCTTCCTTAGTCCAGGCCGATACCCAATACTCAACCCCGTCAATCAGGGCTGAGCCGGTGGCGTGCGGGTGGTTGTCTGATTCGCGCTTGTCGTTTTTGAACAAGCTGCCTGTTAGTTCTCTTTGCTCAAATGCCATGTAATTGCTCCTAGGGTTGGGAAACGAGTTCAACGTCTTTGTTTATGCCGTTCAGTTTGGCAATGGTTTCCTCGACTTCTAGCAGGAAGCCATTAACAGCCGTCCTGATTTCGTCAAGCCGCGCCTTGTCTTTCATGTAGCGCACGCGGAAAAGCTGCAAGCGTTTCGGCATTCTTGGATCGAAGGAAACGAAGTCGCACCAGTCGCGCCCGGTGCATTCCATCTGCCAGAGCATTTGCGGCTGATACTTGGCCGGGACGACGCCTTTCAGCAGGTAGTCAATATGGGTTGCCGTGTTCGGACACTTGATCTCGATAAGCCCGGATTCCCCGATCAGCCCGTCAGGCGAAGCGCCAGACCATGCAATCGTCGGGTGCTTGATAAAGCCGACCTGATCCACCATGCAATCGGTAACAATCTCGTATTCGGCCCGCGCAAGGGGTTCGGTCTCCATACCCCATTGCATGGCCCCATTGGTGTAGGACTCTTCCACGTTGCCGGTGAGCCTTTGGGCAACGAGTTCTGCGCGGTAATTGGCCCTCGCTGCGGCTTCGCCGGTCTTGATGGTGGCGAGTACGTCAGGGATGCGCGAGGCGGTCACATGCCCCGCACGTTCGGCAAGCCATTCCTTTGTGCCTTGGTCGTTCATGCTGCCACCGCCAGCGCCTTTTTACGGGCGTCCTTGGCCTTGATAAGCATCTTCTGTGCGTCCTTGTCTTTGGCGGCTTCTGCGCCCCTGTAGGCGGTTTGGAACGACTCCTTGAGTGAGTCCATGTCCGCCGCTGCCTGGATTGCCGCTAGGTGATCCTCAATCGGGAATTCTTCGGCCTCCCTGACGCGGCTTTCCTCGTCCTCGCCGGTCTCGATTTCAAACAGTTTAAGGATGGCGTATTTCTTGGCGTAGCTGATGGCCTTGCCGGGAGCCTTGTCGCCGCTGTCGTTGGCGTGAGCCTGAATCCGAATCACGATCCTGTCTGCCGGATCGTCCATGTTGGTGAACGTGAAATCATAGGTAGCCTCATAGCGAAGCTGCTTTTCCTTGCCGTCCGCCTTCGGTGGCGGCTGGATGGCGACACCCTCAACCAGCGAGGGGAAGCAGACAATGCCGTGCTTGACCATATGCGGCCTGACCATCGCCGTAACCATGTCGTGCGTTACGGCCATGTAATTGCCGCCCGCGCCGGTAGAAACAGCCTTGTCCTTTTGGACGTAGCTGATTTCCTCGCGGACTGCGTTGATTCGTTGGAAAATGTTACGCATGGAAATTCTCCCAAGGCAGAGCCGACAGCACCGCCGCCACCAGCACAGCCTTGTCGGCCTGTTTCTGCGCCTTCTTGGCGGCTTTCTTCGCGGCTTCCTCTAGCTGCTTGCGGACACGCTCAAACGTGGCGCGTATGTCCGTCTGAGCAGCCGGGACGTATTTAAAACGTGGGTCGAGTAGGCCGAAGTTCATGATTGCCCCCGATCCATAACCATTTGCGCATACTTCTTCGCGTGGTAGCCGATCAAATCCAGGATCGCGCTGCGAATGTCCGCGACAGCTTCGTCGCATTGGGTAGCGGGGCGGGTCTGAACAATCCGCCACACCACAGCCAGGGTTTCGGCGGACAGGTCGAGCGAAGAATCGAACGCCTCGGAATCCGACAAGTCCTCATGGTCGCTGATGTACTGCGAAGCGATAGCGGCTTCTGCTTCGGCTTGCTCCAAACGGTCTTGATATCCCATCACGCGGCCTTTAACCCTTCTTCCGCTTCCGGCTCATCCGTCTTCGTGAAGACAACGGAATCAAATGAACCATAGCGACTTGTCATCCGCACGTCGTTAAACTGGTCGGGGAATTTCTCCATAGCCCAATTCAGCAAAATGCTTTCCACTTCGTCCTGTGAGATTTCCAGTTTCATATTCCCTCCTAGTTAGGCGGGGCCAGCCAGCCGGTCAGAAAATGCCAGCCAGCCCCTGAAAGCTATGCGCCCTCTTAGTCGGCGCTAATCCGCTCACGCGGCCCGGTTGCGTCTTTCCGAGGATTCACGCTAGGCAGGCGTCCGTTAGTTAGTCCCTGCCGCCGGGTGCTGCTATGGCCCGATCTCTCAGGCACGATTGAATTATTGCAAACCATATTTGCTTTGTCAAGCCCTTTTTGGCGTAAATGAAAAATAATTTACAAGTACCGCTTGACAAATCAAAATCAGTTTGGCAAAATCATTACATGAACGCATACACCAAATTAGTTAATTTCTTCGGTTCCACTGGGGCTGTCGTTCGTTTCTACGGAGTCTCTAGAGAAACTGTCCGGCTTTGGAAAACACGCGGATTGCCGCCAGAGCGTGCGCTTGCTTTCGAGCGAGACACGGGCGGGGCGGTAACGATCCGCGAAGTGCTAGAATCGAAAGAACAAGCCGCCGCATGACACAGAACCTCCTTCCCGCTACGTTTCGCGGGTTCGCCCTCGGCCTGCCAGCCGGGGGCTTTTCTTATTTCGGACTGGAATCTGCCGCATGAAGCACCGCATGCAAACCCTGTCCAGGCTGGCCCGTGTCGCCCTGCTGCGCCACACGGTCGACCCAAGCAAGCCAGAGGTAAAGCTGCTGACGGACGTAATCGTACAAGCGTTAGCAGACAGCAAAAACAAGAAGGCCACCAGCGCGGCGGACAAGAAAGACGCAATAGCGTTTTTCAGCGACGGAAGAATGGAAAACGTCTGCAACTTGCTGGGGCTGGAACCGGATTACGCGAAGCATGTTGTTAAGTGTGTAAGGGGAGGGTGAGTGGCAAGAGCATTTAATCCGAATACTTATAGGGGGTGGCGCAGGCTGGTACTGGAGCGTGATGGCCATAAGTGCGTTTTGTGTGGGGCTACAGAAAGGCTTGAGTGCGACCACATCAAATCATATTCACAGCATCCCGAGCTTAGGTATGACATTACTAACGGGCGCGTCTTGTGCCATAGCTGCCACGTGAAAACAGACAACTACGGAGCGAAGCAGCTTAAGGGCAGAAGGGTAGAGAGGAATCCATATGGCCCGCGCTAGGAACATCAAGCCTGGATTCTTTCTTAATACGGATCTTGCTGAGATTCCGCCAATAGGGCGTTTGGCGTTCATTGGCATGTGGACTATCGCTGACTACAAGGGGTGTATTGAGGGTAATTTCAAGAAGATTAAAGCCCAGGTGCTTCCATACGATAACTGCGATATTGAAGAAGTCGTGAATTATCTGGAGCGGTACGGATTTATTCGGTACTACTCCGTACAAGGAAAACGCTACATAAAAATCACTAATTTTGAGGCCCACCAGAACCCGCACAAAAACGAACGTGAAGCGGGTAGCAAAATCCCAGACATTCAAGAAGCAGACGAAAACCAACCAAATAACAATAAGTTGCAAGAGTACGGAATAAGCACGGAACAAGTACGGAAGTTAGACGGAAACGCTCGTGCTGATTCCCTCTTACTGATTCCTGATTCCCTCAATTCTATGTCGGGCAAGCCCGACGCATCCCCGCCTGTTTCTGAAAAACCGAAAAACGGAACCCACTACAACCCACAGGCTCGGGAAGTTCTGGACTTCCTCAACTCGAAGACGAACCGCCGCTACCAGCCGGTAGAGGCCAACTTAAAGCTTATCGTTGCTCGCCTCAAGGAGGGGGCGAGCGTTGAAGACTGCCGTGCGGTGGTGGCGAAGAAGTGCCGGGAATGGAGTGGCGACGAAAAAATGGACGAATTCCTGCGACCGGCGACGTTGTTCAACGCAACCAAGTTCGCACAGTACCGAGGGGAGTTGACCGAATGATTGAATGTCCTGAATGCGGAAGCCACGTAAGAGGTTCGAAGTGCAAATGTGGGTGGGAAGTCCCGCAAGCCAAGGCGGAGCGCAAGTTTAACGACCAGCAATACGGCCAATGTGACTGGACAGCGGAGGGGCGCTGCCATTATCCGGGGGTGTTTGGGCACGGGAAAGACGGCCCGTACTACTGCCAGGCGCACGAGAACTGCACCGATCCGATTTTGGGGGCGCAGATAGTCGAAAAATCCAGGCGTGACATTCCCCGCCCCGATTATTCATTCGCCGCCAGAAAAGCCTATTCCGACGCCAATCTCAGGCGCGACATGGAAGCGTGGAACAGCCGTTACGAGGAAAAGGTAGCCGCATGATTCCCTGCCCCTACTGCGAAGGCAAGCTCCTGAGCAACGGAACCTACAACCTGAAGACAGGGGAAATGTGCCGTCGCTTCCGGTGCCAGTGCTGCGGGCGATCACGCAATGCCTACAGTATCAACGGCGGGGAAACATACAAGTGGGACGCGCCGCAGACGAAACGCAGCAGGCGGACGCAGCAGGAGTACGTGTTCATATGACCGAACAACCCACCCGCGCCAAATCCGCCCTGGCTGGCAAATGGGAACCGCTCGGCAAGTGGGCAATGGTGAAGGGCCAGCTTACGGTAGCCAAGTTCGTGCTGAACGGCGAGAACATTTACGTGCTGTTCGATAAGGGGGAGCGGGTAGGCCAGTACGCCAGTTTCGAGGAAGCCATGAAGGCAGAGAGGAAAGCCGCATGAATCGCAAGCGCCGCACACGCATTCAAATCAAGCGTGCCGCGTGGAAGGTGCTGTGGCGGTTGCGCGGCTGGATATCCGGCAAGCGGTGGAAAGACTACAAACTTATGAGGCGCTGACATGTACATGGACATGACATTCTGCTCTGCCAACTGTGCCACCTGGAGTTGCGACCGCAACAAGGCCAACGTTGGCGAAAACGTACCGGAATGGATGCCTGTCTCGTGGGCTGACTTTTCGGGCCAGTGCAAGATTTACGAACCGATAGACAAGGAGGCGGCATGACTGAATCCCGGCAAATCGAGCTTCGCCCCGGAGATATGGTGTTCGCCTGCTATCACCGGGAAGGGCTGGCGCACTACGAAAGCGGCGCTAACGCTGTGCTGTGCTACGTCAAGCCGGATGCTGGCCTTGAGGATGTGGTTGACGCCTTTTCAGACTGGCTGCGTGGTTGCGGATTTGTGTTTGATGGAAGGCTGGAGGTGGTGAATGAATGAACTAATCGAGTTATCAATATTCGCCGTGCTGTTCGGCGTATGGCTGGCCTTCGGCGTGAAGCTGTGGGCTGAGTTTTTTGACCGCTATGGAGGGTTCTAGGTGAAGCCAGTTGAGTTCGTTACCGCGCCCGACATTGATGACAGCGAAGATCCGCATAGCTGGAAGCAAGTCATTATGGAACTTCCGATGTATAGGCGGGAAGTCATGGATTCCTACGAACAAACCGATGCTACGGCGAACTGTTGCGAACTGGACTTGCTGAAATGATTTGCCCCACCTGTGGCCGAGAAGAAAAGCTGTCCGACCAGCAGAGAGACAAGTATTTCGCCCTGCTCGGCCAGTACTGCCAGCACCCCAAGCTGTCAGAGCGCGGCATAAAGGTTGAAGGGCTGCACCTGTACCTGAAAGAACTGTACTTGGGCGGGCATGAAGTTTCGCTACCTGATGGCCGGACTAAGTTCGTCGCCAACAGCGTGAGCCGCAAATCCGGGCCGGACAAATTAACCATGTCGGAGTACATCGAGAAGGTGCAGGCATGGGCGGCAGAAATGGGGATATGGGCGGCGGAAAGGGATGCGGCGTGAGTAACGTCTGAATTCACCGGCCTGCGCGGCTTTTTGCGCAGGTCCGGTGGAATGACGGGTTGGGCATAGGGGAAACGATGAACGTAACTGATCTACGCGGTCCGCTGAATATTCGTGTGCGGTTGGACATACCGAAAAGCGAGAAGCACAAATGTAGGGTGCCGGTGGTATATGGGGAGCATTTTGGTTATGACGGGGCGGAAGGGACCATCCTCGCCCCTGCTGGAAATGGCGGCGCGTGGGTCTGTTTTGGAGCGACGATCTACAAGTATGTTGGATGCCCATTGGAGTGGCTGACTCCGATGCCCAACGCAAAAGTCAGCGGCGCCGGCACGGCGTCCGCTGGACTGCCGGGTTAGCCGGCGATTTTCGGAGAGAGGATAGAGATATGGGATTAGCACAAGACCTGATGCGCGGCGTTTCTGGAAGGCCCGACGCGGTGGCACTGTTCGCCGGTATTGCTGGCGACATGGAGCGCGACCAAGCTGGATGGATTGCCACACTGAGAGCGGCCGGCGTAAAGGCAGCGCACCCTGATGACGGATGGGTCGATCGGGAACACAACGAGGTGTTTTTCTGCTACCCGCAATTCGATGACGGTGTTGCGGTCGGCGATCTAATTGCACTCGGCTGGCCGCAGTGGGGCAGCAAGAAGCCACGGCATCGCATTGTGCGCGTGATCGGCAAGACGGTTGGGCGATTCCAACAGCGGTGGGCATTCGAGCCGGCTAACGCATGAATTGAGGCGCCTTCGCGGCTTTTTGCGAAGGTCGCCTCGAATGACGGGTTAGCCGGCTACCCACGAAGACCGGCAAAGAGGACACGAACATGGACATGGAAAAACCGCAAGCGTTGGACGCGAGAGACCTTGACACGGCCGTGAAGGAAACGCAGTTCAAGGCACAGGAACTACGCCGACAGGCAAACAAGTTACGCGACGACGCAAAGACGCTCGAAGCTGAAGCCGCCGGATGGGAGGGTGCGGCGGACATGATGCAGCGGAGACTCGAAACGCTCATCAAGCGGACGCAGGCCAATGCCGGCTAACGGCCCACGTAACCGGCCGAGCGATAGCGAAGGTCCGGGTTGACGTGGTTGTTAGGGGCGATTGATTGCGCACTACATTTATTTTGCGAAACCTCTTGACATTGTTTGATTGCGCACTACAATAACAATCATCAACAACGCGCAAGGAGAACGAAATGAAAACAGCCTACGAACTTCTGATGACTGCCCCGGACAGCCAAGTAAAGCGCGCACAGATCGCCTTTACTGCGGTCGCCAACGGTCAGTGGCTCGACGCGGCGCACAGCCTGCGCAATGCAGCAAACGAAGAATCCGGCCAGTGGGCCGACGAAGCCCGCGAACTGGCGGAACACTGCGAACAGGTGGCGGCGTGAAGTCGCTTTCTGTTTCGCTCGAAGTGCGCCGCATAGATTGGGTTGTGCACGACATTCGCCGTGGAACCGGCCCGCGCAGTGGCTACTGCGAAGACCAAGGCACAAAGCAGCAGTTGGTGAAGCGGTGGCGGCTGTTTGGGTGCGTGATCTGGACGCGAGTGCTTGACGAAGAGGATGTTCCGATGTTTGCGGTAATCGAGCGCGGCTGCCTTGGCAGCACGAACTGGCGCTCCAAGTTCGCTGAGTACATCAAATGAACGCGCAACGCGGTGGGCCGGGGCGAGGCCAAGGGCGCAAGCCGATCAAAGAAGGGCAGGGCACTGTGACGGTATCCCTGCGCATGACTGAAGCACAACGCGACAAGCTGGCGCTACTCGGTGGGGCTGAGTGGGTACGGCAGCGGATCGACAAGGCCAAAGCCCCTAACGCGATATAGCCCCCAAACCGGCGAATATATTTTTATTGGACATGACCAAATGAGCCTAGCCGCTAAACGCCACATGGGCCGCGTAGCCGAACTGCCGTGCTGTCTGTGCGGGGCCATGCCCGTAGAAGTCCATCATGTCCTGGAGGAGCGCATCCCCGGCAGGCGCGGCCCGGATTGGATCACGATCCCTTTATGCCCCGGCTGTCACAGAGGGCCGGAAGGAATCCACGGCACAAAGGCCATGCTGCGGGTAAGCCGCAAGACGGAAATGGAACTGGTAGCGGAAACTTTGGAAGCGATATATGGCTAAAACCCCCACGCAGCGCACGCTTGCCGAAATGCGCTCGCGCGGCTATGCCTGCGAGGTGGTGGAGCGGTGGAATCCTTTTGCCAAAATCCGGCAAGACCTGTTCGGCTTTATAGACGTGCTGTGTCTCGGTGATAACGAGGTTATCGGGGTACAGGCCACCAGCGCCGGTAACGTGTCCGCTCGGGTTCGTAAGATTGCCGATCACGATAACGTCGCCGCCGTCCGCAAGGCCGGGATCAGGCTGCTAGTACATGGCTGGAATGGCGGGAAGCTGAGAGAGGTGGTTTGTGATTGAAAGGGAGCCTGATTGAGAGTAATAGAGCGATACGCAACCGCCGCCATAGCCGACGACCTTAAAGACCGTGGGCCATTATGTGACCTTCACTATTTGACTGCGGCGGGGATGGTGGGGATCTCCGAATCCTGGGCAACATCGCTCTTCCGTCTCAAGTACAGCAATGACGCCAAAGAACACCGTATATGCCTATTAGGGCTAAAGGACGCCGCTAGGAAGCTGTCGGGTAAGTGCGGGTGGAAGATAACCCAAGCGCAGATAGGAACCCTGTCCAGGGATGTTATTTGGTACTGGATAGCGGACACCTGCCCGTCCTGTCTTGGCCGTGGCGCTCAGAAGATATCAGGAACCCCAATGCTTGAAGACGCGCCCTGTCATCACTGCGGCGGGACGGGCCGGCGCGCACTGCCGCAAACCGGGAATATGGCCGAATACGCCAAGGCCCTGCTGTGCATACTGGACAGGGCCGAGAGCATGGCCGGGGGCAAACTCATGCACAAAATATTTGACGACATAGCACAAAACGGCTTGTAAATGTATAAATCTTGTGCTATGGTTCCTATAACTACTATAAGCCAACCGGGCAAACCGGCCTACCCTTGCGTAAGCCTCGTTCGCCCTGAAATTCCCAAGCCAGCCTAACCGCTGGCTTTTTACTTTCCCCCGGCTGCTCTCCGCAGCCCGCCGCCCCCGGCCCCCTCCCCGTGGGGCGGCACCTATTCATGGACATAGAACACAGGCCAAACAGTCTTAAGTGATTGTTTGCTAATGGCTATGTCTGGACATTTACAAGGACAATGATATGGAAAACTACCTAATGCGGCTCTATCGCGCTCTAAGCGGGGGGCTGCCTTCCCCCGAGATCGTAGGCCAAGGCATGGCCGCACAAGGGGTGGAGACCATCCAGTCATTGCCCTACAGACGGTATGCTCAAGAACAGCAGGCAATGGGCATGCAACCACTACCCCCGCAAGAATGGATGGCACAAAACCAACAACCCCAACAGCGTACAGCCTACTAATGTGGGCTGAAGCTGAAAAGGCCAAACATACCCCGGCCATCGAAGCCCTACCCCATTACATCCGCACTAACGAATACCCCCAAGGCATTCCATTACACGACGGGGAAGTAGGGGCGTTGGTACTGAGAAACCGAGGCGGCAAGGTATTAGACATATTGCGCCGCGTCATTAATTAAATCAATCGGATAAGTTAAATCAACATGGGTGCGCCACTCGGCAACAAGAATGCAGCCAAAGCTAAGCAATGGGCTGCGGCAATCGAGCGTGCATTAGAAAAGCGTGGTGCCGGGGACAAACTCGCGGCATTGGACGATCTAGCCGAAAAGCTGCTTTCTAAGTGCGACGAAGCCGACATGGCCGCTCTACGTGAATTCGGAGACCGCATAGATGGCAAGCCGCGCCAGGAGCTAGATGTCGAGCAAAATACAACGATTAGGCATGGCGGACTATCCGAAACTGCTGCATGGATTGCAGACTGCCTCGGAGCAGCAGCGCCAGACGCACCTAAGGAACCTCTGCCGCACTGACCTGTATTTCCTGCTGCGCTACGTACTCAAGCGCACGGACATGGAGCACCCCTGGTTATTCGCCCGATGCCGGGAGGTCGAAGAAACCCCCAACGGGATGCTAGACCTCTGGAGCCGGGAACACTACAAATCGACCGTAATCACGTTCGGCAAGACCATACAGGACGTACTAGCCAGCCACGGCGAGAACCCGCTAGAGGCATGGGGCGGGCGCGAGGCCACGATAGGCATATTCAGCCATACCCGGCCGGCGGCCAAAGGCTTCCTGCGGCAGATCAAGCGCGAGCTTGAGGCCAACAGGCTGTTACAGGACTTGTTTCCTGATGTGCTGTGGGCCAACCCACGCAAGGAAAGCCCCAAGTGGTCAGAAGACGACGGGATAGTTGTCAAGCGCAAGTCCAACCCCAAGGAAGCCACGATAGAAGCCTGGGGCCTGGTGGATGGCCAGCCAATCGGCATGCACTACCTGATCCTGAACTACGACGACGTAGTGACGGCGGCATCGGTCTATACCCCGGAAATGATCCAGAAGACCACTTCCGCCCTTGAACTTAGCTATAACCTGGGGGCTGATGGCGGATTCAAGCGGTTTATCGGGACTAGGTATCACTTCAACGATTCTTACAAGACGATCATAGACCGGGGCACGGTAACTCCTAGAATTTATCCAGCCACAGATAACGGTATGTTTGACGGTAACCCGGTTCTTTGGACAAAAGAAAAGCTGGCAGAAAAACGGCGTGACATGGGGCCATATACGGCGTCTTCGCAGCTTATGCAAA